TCTACTGTACCTGATATATCATAACTATCACAACCAAAAGCACCCATGTGCTCATTGCCTGGATATTTAATACCATTTTTAATTATAAATCTGTTTTGTAAGTTTGTTGGTGGCACCCATGTTATAAGAAATCTACCGTTTTTATTAGGTGAAAAAACCACTCTAGTATCGATGATACCATTTTCCCATTGGAAACTTCCAGCAGTTACAACGGCGGCAGATGATGCTTCTTCGTTGTAATCTATTTGCTGATATATTTTAGTTAAGTTAAATAAAGACATTTTAGACTCATCTCTAAACGCATGCTTAGTAGTACGTGGAAACTGTCTATAAAATTCATTTAATCCATCTTGATCATCCTTAAGACCTTCTACTTCATTTTCCCAATATTCGACAACGCCAATTTTGATTGGTGTTCCGTGAGGTCCGAATAAAGGTTTGTTTGGTGTGTCGAAGACAGGAAAGCCATAAGAATCGATGTATCCTTCGTAATTCCATTCCATAGGAATGAACAAAGAATAGAGTCCTGAACGTGTTTGTCCATTGGCGTTTCTTTTGTTAACGTTTGAGTCATCATATAGTTTTTTAAAGTTTCTACCACCTTTGTCTAGAGCATTTGAAGTACTACCCATAAGGCATTTACCAATTACTCTACTACCTAGTCTTAATGTAGTTTTTGTAACTCTCCAGTTATTTAATATGTTATTAGGTCTTTCCCATTTACCTGATTCATCATGAACTAATAGTTTTAGTTTCTCACCATCATAAGCATTGTCTCCAGTGTTCTTCCAATCAATAGTAGTATCAAGACCAGCAAGATCTTCTGGTTTATCTGTAGATACTATAGATCTTCTTGTAAATTTAGACGCTGGCACACGATATGCTAACTCTGTTTTAGGTCGATCCATACCATCTTGTATTGGTTTGAAAAAGAAAGGATAGTTAACTGATATTGGTACTATCTTATCAGTAAACATTTTCTTAGCATCTGCACCAGATTTAGATAAAACTCCAAAACGAGCATCAGTTGATATTGTAGCCATGTCAACTGTAATTCCAGATGCCATAAAGGAAAATCCAGAACGTCTGTTTTTAAGATAAGACATCCCGTAGCATCTATTATCAGCTCTACAAGCTTCCCAAAATATAAAGAATAATCTATTTGATTCTCTAAAATCTGGTTGACCTACGTCAATCTTAGACCATTGTAAATACATGTAATGACTACCAGTAATATAAGTAGGTGTTTTTTTATTGTTATACCAAAAACCTTCTTCACGGTATTTAAACTCATTATCAATGTAATCGTAATATTTTTCTTTAAATTCTTCTGGATATTCTCTCCAGTCAAATACTGTTTTAATTCTTTGTAATTCTTTTGGATAATCAAACCTATTCCATCTGTTATCTTTAAATACGTGTACGTTATCAGCTTTAGGTAAAGCTATTTTAAGGTTTTGTATTTCATAAATATCTCCAATTTTTCCTGTTCTAGATATAACAACCATATCGTGGTCTTCGTTATATCCATATTCCCACTTGCTATATCTATTCATTCTAGATATTACTTTAGGCTTAACATGGTTAGGTAGTATTTTATATAGACTTTGCTCGTACATTATTTAGATCTTCCTTCAGCAAAACCACGAAACGTAGTTTCTTTTTTAACTTCTTTAGGTTTTTCGTCTAGCATATCTTGTTCAGCTGTAATACGATTAAGTATTTCAAAAGCATCAAATATAGCTAGTTTTTTTGTTGCAGCAGCGTTTTTTAGTCTGTCTGCTGATATGTCGTCATCTGAATCTACAATAGCTTCTTTAGCAACTTTAATAAGTTCCTCAACAGCTACGTGTCCAGCTTGGATTATATTCTTCTTCGTTTCCTTGGTATTCATACTCTATAATAATATCATTTGATTTCATACAATAAAGACGATCTTCGTCTATAATAAATTCCCATTCTCTGTTAGATTTATAACCTACAAGATCTCCTGGA